TGATAATAGCATAATAAGGATCCACTAAATCCATCAAATCCATATTTAATTCATTTAGCTTATCAATTACTTTGTCTTGCTTTTGTAGTTGTAAACCTACAAATAAAAAATCTTCATATTTCATAATTTGTTTTCTTTAGTTACTTTAAATAATGCTTTTTCAATTACATACCCATTATTAATAAAATATTTTAAACTATCTACATTACAATGAGCATATACTGTTTTATCTAATTCTTTTATTTTAGAATCTCTATAATTCCATAATAGTTTGTATATGCCTTTAGATCTATATTCCTCTTTAACATAAGCATGACAAAGGTATATTACTGAGGAATGTTCAACATATGAAACAATACCCACTAATTCATCTTTAATAAAGCATCCATAATATTTGGCATGTTCATCTAGTAAATCCGGTTTTAATTGGCTAAATGTTTTTTCAACTTCTTTATATGTAATACCTTTGATTTCCATGATTTAGTTTGATAGAGGTGCTTTGATTGTTGGTACTTTGAATCTAAACTATTGCTCATTGTTAAATTGTTTTAAAACCATTTGTTTAATTTCCTCGATATCTATGCTTGTTGCATTTTCGGCATTATAACATTCAAATTCTAATTGCTCAACACTACTATCTCTAATAGGAATTACATAATAATCTTCATGCAACCTTCTTGATATCATATCCATTTGCTCTGCTAGATTATCTGTTGGGGCAGAGGCCGGTATTCTAATTATAAAAAGTGGTTTACTCATGTTTCATTACTTTTCTGCGCTGACCATTGCTGTATAGCACGATATATACCTCATTATAGCGCATATAATCAACTTGCTTGCCCATCATGTCATAGTACCCGATGATTCGGAGTTCCGCGTTATTAACGATGATTTTTATCTTAATAATGTAACAGTTCCGTCGTATGTATAAATTTTATCTTCCATAGATATAACCATGATTTTATATATATACACACCTTGTTGAGCCGGGCTTCCTAAATAAGTTCCATCCCATCCTTTATGGATATTTGATGTCTCATATAACTTTTCTCCCCAACGGTTATAAATCATCATGTTAAAATATTTTTCATTTATAAGTGATGGTTGGAAAGTATTATTAGTATTTGGTCCTTCCGTATTTGGTGTGAACACGTCAGGTATGAATACTATCATATCAGGACCTACATATACTAATCTTGATGTTGAATCAACACACCCCTTATCTGTTTTTGTAAACAAATTAATCCAATAGGTTCCTGTGTCTTTACCAAAAATAATTAAAGGATTCGTTGAGGAGTCTTTACCTATTTCAGTTTCTTTACCCCAATACCAATCATAGGTCATTGTATTTGTAAAATATTTTTGTGACACTGTTGATTTATTCGTTGTTTTAAATCTTGGTAAGGCAACTGTTGTTTTAAATGTTGGGTCAGTAATAAAATTTGAGACAGGATTTGGATAAACTTCAAATGTTTTGGTTATTGATGTCGCACATATTTTGTCAGGAAAGAATGTCCTATTAACTGCTGATAGTGTTGTTCTGTAAAATCCTTCATTGTTGAATGTTCCTGATGTTTTTGACCCACCCGGAATATTTTCTATTGAGAGAGTATCGTTGATTGACCAAGAGTATTCTATGTTTTGAATTCCACGTTTTTCTATTGGTATAAAAGCTTGGGTGTGTGGTTGACATCCATTTTCAGTAATAAAATCAGGTTCAGGATAGGGTGTAATTAAAATTTTAACACTATCTCTAATATCTGCACATGGGAATGAACCCCATGATTTAAAACGAACTGTGAAATAACCTCGAGCGGTATCTTCATCACTTGGTATGTATTGTTTTTTACCAAAACCCCTAAGACTTCCAATTACTTTGCCACTAGGAGGTGTCAGCGTATCATACATATATGTGTTAATCACCGCTCTAATTTTATAAAGTGCATTGGGATTAATATTTGCTGTGTCATATTTAAATGTCCAAGTGTCTTTACTACAACTGACAAACGGGGGAACAATTTTAATCTCAGGTTGTACCGTTATTATTATTTGTGCCCACTCGGTGTCTTTACACCCAAATTGATTTTCACCAATTAACATTCTTGTGTAATTACCGCCAATATATTTGTTATTCACATCTATGTTTGGGGTGAAAAATTGACCTTCAGGATAAAGAATGTTTGTCACACCTTTACTGGTGAAAGTTTGTATACCTTTCAAATCAAAAGGCCAAGAATATGTGGAACAAAACCCCCTCACACCTAAAATCTGTAAATCAGGTGTGTCATTAACAAACACCATAAACTTAGTAATTTTTTCACATCCCATTTGTGATGTTGAATATTCTAAATCATATATTCCTGCTCCAATTGATGGGTTAAATTTCCCATTATCAATAGTTATTTTTGTTCTATTATCATTAATATTTCCATTAAAAGCCGTAATTTTAATCTCACCACCTGTTGCGGGTAATTCATTAACTTTAATATAATCATATAAGTTTAATAACTCACCTGAGTTAATACAAAGGTTAGGAATGGTTTCAATTCTAACATCGGGTTCCGATATAATTTCGATATTAGTGGTATCACAATCAAAACAACCGCTTATTACATTTTCAACACAAAGTTGGAATTGGTAATTACCCATATAATAATCTTCAGTCGGTCCACCAAACTTAAACCACCAATCTCCAACTCCAAATGGGTTTTTGTTTACCAGTAACATATCCTTGTTAACACTACCAGGGTAATTTAAAACATTCCATTTTAAAGTGTTACCTGATTTACTTCTTGGTATGTCAACAATCTGTTTAAATAAATCTATTTCACCAAAATCTTGACAGAATTGTTTTGTAAATAACTTAATAAGTGGTGTTCCATTAATAACCTGAATAGTAGAATCAATATTGTGACATCCATTAGTGTCGTTAAATCTACCATATATTTTAACAGAAAGATTATTACCTCCTTGAATTTTATTATTATCAATATCTGACATATTAAAATAGAATCTTCCATTATCAGGTGTATTACCATATACAGGAGGTTTTTTATCTTTCAGAGTTCCACTCCAAATATCCCAAGTTCCTAATGTATGTGGTTTATTAAAGAAATCTTGTAACCAAATATTACCATAATCATAACATTCGGGGTCTAATTTTTTCCAAGAAAGATTTGGTAACGGTTTTATACTAATGTTTGTGGTGTCAAAATCAAAACAACTAATTCCATTTTGATTTATTGTGGTTCTAAGAATATATTGATATGGTGAATTTTTAATATTTGCTTTAATATCATATTGAGATAATCCACCAGTTCCAATCCATTGGTATTGTGCGGTTAAATTAGATGGGGTATGAGATGCTTTAATTTTAAAGATATCTCTGTCACAAACTCTCTGATTAATACCTGCAATCGACTTTATAGTGTCATTTACGGTTAAAAATACAGTATCATATCCCTCACATGAGTAAATTGTATCCGTAACAATCACAGAATAATTACCTTTAAAGTTAGTAACAATACTACGTGTTGTATCACCTGTACTCCATAGATAAAACATAGTATCAGAATGTTGAGCATCAAACATGATATTATCATAAGTACAGATGATCTTATTAGGTCCAAGATTTACGACAGGTAGTGGTTTAACAGGTGTAAATACTGTATCACTAAATAAACACCCATCCCCATCTTTTACTCGAAGGATTAGTGTAGTGTCCCGTCTAAAATTTTTAATTTCTTTAGATGATGTTGTATCTCCGGTGTTCCAGCGATAGCTGAATGGGGTTTTACCTGCAATTATTTTAGGTGATAATTTAAATGTTGAACCAAAACATGCAAAACTATCAAGGTCTGCTAATATAACTTTAGGAGGTTGAGGAAGGTCTACCGTATCTCTATAAATGGTTGGACAGTTGAAAGAGTTATTAATCGTGTGGACAACAATATATTTACCACCGTAGTAATAGTTCATTGTATCACTTTTTCTACCACTGAATTTTAATTCTTTACTACCTGAACTATCTCTAACACTCCATTGATGTGATGGTGTTCCTTTAAATCCACCAGGTGTTACACTGGTAAATGCAAAACGACCACATTTTAAAGTATCATATTTTCTTTCGGCTTCGGCTTTAGGGTTTACCTTAACTTTAAATGAACGAATTGAAATCATCGGAGGTGTACAGTGTTGGTCAGTCGCTCTCACGGTAAACGTATACGATACATCAGAGGCGTCGCCAACCTTTGTTTCCCAGCAAAACTCGTATTCTTTTTCACGCTTGGTTGGATCTACCACTTCAAACGTAGCTCCAGGTATACCACCATTCCAAGTCGCTAAAACGGTATCAGGAACCGTTTGGTTCGGTGTAAAGGTCTCATCCTCAATTTTTATCTTCTTACAAATTTTTTCTCCTTCACATAAATTCCAAACAAAAGGACCTTTGATAATAGGAGGCTTATTAAATCCACACTCATCAATAACCCACATCTGCATGTCCCTTCGGGTTCGACCGATCACCAACCATTTACCTGTGGTATCTTTTCGATATTCCGTCTGTTCAATAACTAAAATTGGAACCTCGTCGCATTTGGTAGGTGTTGTAATAATATCTCCATTACCTTCATCAAAATATATACCCCGTGGTGGATTAACATTTACATTAGGTGTACACTTAATGTTAGTAGCGCTGGGGGGAATACAAAACGGCGTCATAAAATATCTCTCCGTAAATGGTGAAGAATAATTGGTCGCAGTTGTAGGTAAACCACTAAGACCTTTAACCAATTTATATGAAATAGAATCAAAGTCGACCGTATCTACCGCTCCGTTATTGTAATACCAAGGGGTGTTACAACACAAAAAACCCACAGGCTCGTTGGAGAGTTGTGGTGAACTGTTACACTTATTATCTGTTTTGTTGATATTACAAATATTAATCATACAGGTAGTGTAAAAGTCTTGATTAGCAGCACCTGTTGTAATTCCACCATTCCTACAACACTGACCCGTATAAAAGGTAATTTCACAACAAGCAGCTTTACCGACAAACTGATTTAAGGGTGAAGTTGTAAAATCAATAGTTGCTTCAAATGTGTGTTCCTCTACACCTTTACCCGTAAATCCCACATTACTGGGGTTGCATGGATTTGAAGATGACGAGCATCTGGTTGTAACATCTCTAATTCCCGTCCTTGTCAACCCAGTTAATGTGATACTTCCACACTGATTACTACCATTTGTTCCTGCAAACGCACCAAAACTAACAGGTGATAAAGCAACCCCTCGGCAGTCTCGATAAACTTTGGCAATTATTTTATACTTTCCGTTACCCAAACACTGATAACTCATGTCTGCACCCATCATATGGGTACCCTTAACTGCTAAAAAACTAAACAAAAATAATAGTATACTTAATAATTTTCTCATATTCTTTTATAACTTAAATATTGTATTGGTATAAATATTATTACGTTTAATATCAATGGTAAGTATAGTATCACAGTTTCCACATTCATTAACTACATTTAATCGCATTTGGTATTTACCTTTAGCTTTAAATAAAGCTTTAGTTGTACTACCAAAAGCTTGTAATATATCAACTCGTTTTAATTGATAATCATAAGCGGTAAAGTAGAAATAAAGACATACATCCTCATCTAGGTTAGTTCGGAAATACATTTCATTTCCTCGTTGACTGTATTTCTCAAATGTTACCTCCGAAAAATCACATTTTGTTTGTGCTGTCAATACTCCCACTGACATTAGCACTATTAATAATAACCGTTTCATTTTTTATTTTCTACTTTTTAAAATATAATCATAACAATAGGTAAAAACGGTTGTAAACCCAACCACCATTACAAATGCATCCACAAACCAATTTACAACCGGTACATGAAATCCAATAGCCAACCCAATACAAACTATCATCAACATTTTAGACAAATGCCAAGCATCGGTTGCCCAAACCAAAAACGTAGTAGAATACGGGAACTTTTCCTTATACCTAGGTTTATACAACCCTAAATAATACCAACTTGAAAATGGTTCCAAAGGCCATTTCCACATATTTTTCCAAGATGACTTCACATCCCAAAACCCTGAATTCAAACCCCTAAATACACTTGATTTAAATGTAAACGAGATCCGATCCATAACCGCATTTAAAAACCCGGCCACCACCATTAATACTAAACTAATCATATTTTATTTTTATATATTTTTTTATTAATCAAAAACGACAAATACTTACCCAAAACCGACCCACTTACATACACTATAACCACCTCCCATTCCCCTTTCAATAACGCACCAATAGATAAATAAAATCCCAATATCGTCATTACACTCAAAGCAAATCCCACCCATAGAATTGGTGCCAACCGGTTCTCATAAGTATATCTTATTTCCAGTGATTTAAAAATATTGAAAACCACTTGGAGTAAAAACAAGGTTAAATAGTTTATCATTTCATAGGATAAAAAGCGTTGTAAAACCAATTTGACCAACCCCTCTTCAATTTAGTTACTCTTATTGAGAATTTTCTTCTAACACACGAGAATTCATACAAGGATGGTTTCTCTCTTAAAGAACGTTGATACGATTTGAATGCCTTAAAGAATTCATTTCGGTACAAATTAAATAAAGTAAAAAATAGTGTCCGTTGGTTAAAATCCTCAAATACCCATTTGCCACCCCTATGGTCCGCTAATTTTTGTGGCTGGCCTCCCGCCTCATATCCTGAGTATAATTCAAAATATCCCTTTTGGGTTTTGAACTGAAGGTATTCTGTTTGGCTTAAATTGTGTATAAAATTCATTTTTATTTTTCTAAATGATAAATAGTTTGTTTAATTGTGCCTTGTAAAAATCCAATGATTTGGGCATGGGGTGTTTTTTCGTTCCACATTTTTTCCGAATCGTTTAAAAACTTTAATAATGATTCTCTTAATTGTTTTTTTTCTGTCTTTGTCATGATAAAAATGTATTATTTCTATGCCGTGAATATATGTATCTTATTTTGGGGAGCCAAATTAAATGTGAATGTTTTGTATATATGGATGAAAATTTATGATATGGTAATGCAAGCTTGATTTTTAGTAGGATCTAATAAATAATTTTCGTGTGGCCTTCTAATTGAAATCCAAGGTTTATCATGGGCATATTGAATCATATTTTCACCAATTGGTTTCTTACACTTTATATTTGTACCGTGATAATAAAGTGGTCCATAATATGGTGTGTATTGATGTTCGTTATTTATTTTTTCAAATATCCATCGATCACCATTGTATGATCTAAAATCACGTTCTGTTATCCTAATGAATTTACCATCTTTATTTTTGATGAATACCGCTTTAGCAGTATTGAAATCATATCTTAGTTTTTCAAGCTGGCCGCGTTTTTCCATAACTTCCTTTTTTTTTATTTCTATTTCCTGTGTAATTTTTGTAACCTAAACTTTCTGCTATTTCTGTTGTTGTAAATAAAGGTTGTGTGTTTGTATAATTAAAACTTCCTCCTTTATTTATAGGAATTATATGATCTATTTCCCATATTTTTCCATGATTATCCCAATTCATTTCCGGAAGGAATTGTTTTTCTAAATATAATTTAAATTCTTTAGGAGAACAACCAAGGAAATTAATACTTTTATCTTGTTTTTTATTTTTTAGTACTTGAATAATTCTACTTCTTAATAGTTTAACTATTTTAAATATGGGATCATTTGTATATCTTGTTTTTATATATTCCTTGTTCTTTTTTTTATTATTTTGAAAGTATTCTTTCCATATTTGAGAGGCTTTTTCTTGGTTATTTTTTACCCAATTTGAAGCTCTTTTAATATGTTGTTCTTTGGTATTTAAGTAATATTGTTGTTTTAATTCTTTATTTTTTAAATAATATTCTTTTCTTTCTTCAGGGTTGTAATTTTTTTTATTTTTAATTCTTGTACATTCTTTACAATAAGAACTATAAGTAGATTTACTAGCTTTGTTAAATTGGTCTAAAGGAAGTTGTTGGTTACATATTTTACAAGTTTTCATATTATCTATTTATGATACATATTATGATTCCTCGCTTTTCACTCATAGTTCATCGTTTTTAATTTTTTCAATCAAATCCTCTAGTGTACTTGAGGCTATATTTGAATTACCATTATCTAACATATCTAATATATAAGATAATTCCTCGTATAATTTTTGTTTCTCGTCAACAGTCATAACTTAATCCATTAAACCAGCATTTTCTAAACTGTACCAGGCCCTTTCTTTCCATACTTCGAGCTTAGCACCTTCAATCACATCGGCATCTCTATAACCCTTGATTGTATATTCACCTAATCTAAAAATTAGAGTCATTAATAAAGTATCGGCTAATTCTAAATTATTTTCGGCAAGTGCATTTTTGCATTTGTCCCACATTGGAGTAACTATATTTGTTTTTTTCATAACTTTTATTTTTATTTGTTCATTAATTCAATAAATAACTCATTTTCGGCACAGCTAAAATCATCAATCAATTCTAACATTTCATTTACCCTTACATTGTTGGCTTGACCAAATAAATTAATATCAAAATTTGCTTCTTTTTGTAATTGTACTGCCTTTTTAACGTTTTCTAAATTTATCATAACCTTTATTTTTTTATCTTTATACCGTGAATATACGAACTCTATCTTAAAAAGCCAAATTTTTTCTTTCTTTTTTTCGATCGTAAACTTTTTTACTGTCTTTCACACGTTGAACCATATTTCGTCTAATAATTTGGGCAACGTGTCTTCTATTTAAACCCTCTATTTTATCTTGCTCTTTCATCATGTCGTAAATATACGAAAAAGGGATGACACAGCCACCCCTTTAGTTCATTTAGAATCGTTCTAAATTATTTTATAATACCTGCACGGTATTTCATTTGGTGAATAAAGGATTCATTTAATTCAATCTCTTTCATTTTAGCTAATCTAGCATCTTCATCTGCTTCTTCATTACTTACATAATGAGAATTTACTTTAGTAGATTTTCTTTTTTTAAGCTCACGTTTAACATCCTCAAGATCTTGCTTAAGCATTGCTAATTTTTCAGGATTTTCTTCATTTCCTATTTCGTTTTGGAGTGTACCAATATATGAAGCTAGTTCATTATTAGTGGCATCTGTATAACTTTCGTTCATAGTTGGTTCTATTTTTCTAATTGAATCAAGTAAGGTACCTACAAAGTATTCTCTACCTTTGTTCATAGGAAGAGTGATCCATTTATTTTCTAACCAAACATAAACATAATCAGCTGTTGTTTTATCGGAATATGAATATAATTCATTAAATAAATCTTCTGGTTCTTCACCTTTGATTTGCTTAGCTCCTCCTCTATCAAAACGATCTACAGTTCCATCATCATCAATGAACCTAATATCACCACCATTCATTACTACATCTTCTGCATCATTATCTGAATTAAAGTGAGAAGTTAATGCTTTACCTAAATGTTCTGGGTAAGAATCATAATGATTGTAAATTGAAAATATTGTGTTTGGGTTTGCTAAATAAGCTATTTGTCCTCTAGTTGCCATATGTTATAAATATTATATTTTATACTTTTGTTTATAAATATCAATAAAACTTTCACCAACACCACATTCTAATATAATAGCATCATCCGGTACACCTGGTAGTGTGGGGGCTGAAATGATATAATCTATATTTTCATTATTCCAAATCTTCATTTTGGTTTTAGCATTTGAACGTTCTGATGTTTTAAATACCATAACCACAGGTTGTCCATTATATGCTTTACCTTTATCGGCTTTAACTCTATCATGTTTATGGCCTTTTGGATAAGTTACTTCGGTTTTAAATGGACCTGCTGTGTTTTTATCCACATCATAATGCCAAACCATTTTCCAACCTAATTCTGGTTTAGTTGGTACTTCATAAAATTCTCTAGTCCATTTATCAGACTGTTCTGTTTGAATTTCTTTTGGTCTTCCTCTATTTTCTTTCATAACCTTTATTATGACGTGAATATACGAACCATTTTTCAGGAAGCCAAATTACTTATACATGACTATAAAATCACCAAAATAATGATCCATAACTTGGATTAGATTTTCATAATCACTTGATGTCATTTCACTATGAATATAATTCCAATCCAAATCTAATTGAATAGCTAAATCTCTAGCTATACCTAATAAAGTAAAAGCATTACCATCAGGACCTTGTAAATCGATTTCGATTTTTTCTTTTACAGGACGTTTATTTGTTATCATTTTCTACTTGTTTAATATGTTTACAACGACGATCTTTAGATCTCCAAACACCTGGGCAGTTACAACTCAATTTTAATCCTGATTGTTTAACTATATAAAAAGTACCAGGTGCACTGCTTGATTCAAATTTCCAAGAATTTTTTTCAGGTTCAATTTTCTTTACCTCAGGTTTAATCCAGTTAATATCACTGTATGTGGTTTTAGGATGAACTTTAATCCAAGAGGGAATAATATATTTTTGTCCTTTAGATTCATACAGTGTAGGTGCTAGTATGGGATGTTCATAATCATATTTAAATAATTGACTTGAACTACTAATTAAACTAGAGCTTGGTTTAAAACCATAACTAGTACCTTCAGTATGTTTAATAAACTGATTTGTGTAGGTAATCTCTTGACCTAAAATTGTTACTTTGTGTTTTTGAATTATTTTATGTAATGCCATAACCTTTATTATGACATAAATATACGAACAAAATCTTAGGAAGCCAAATTTTCTGTTGGATATTTTCTAGAATATTCAATTTCTTCTCTTAAAAGTTGTATATCTAAAGTAAGAGCTATACATAAACGTTCAAGACTTTCCCAATCTTTGTCTGCAATTTGTATTAATGTTTCCTCAGATAATGAATCAAACATCTCTATAACGCTTATAGACCTAATCTTCATCAGTTAAATCTTCTAATAACCATTTGGGTTGTTTTTTGTTGTTACGTTGTTTTTTGTTCTTCTTTAGGTCTTCTAACCAAATTTTTAAAACTGCTAGTCTTTGTGAATTGCTTACTTTACTCATAAATTTTAATTTCCTTGTCCTACTGATGTTTTTTTATATAACTTTGATGTTTTTGTCTTACTTGATTTTGTTTTTGCTACAATACCTTTTCTTGATTTTTTGGTTTTTCTTTATATGAAGAAGAAGCACTTAAGGTTGGTTTTTTTGCTTTTGCCATACATATAAATACGCATGTTTTTATTTAAATAAATTTTTTGGATACATCTTGGCATAATTTTATAAAGTCTTCATGAGATAATTTATTTTTTGCTATGTTAACATCTTTGTGAACCCACTGAACATTTCCTTCTATGTATCCTTTAGAGCTGTTAATTCTATCTAAAGAAGCTGTTTTACTTTGTTTAGCGCCATTTATTTGTAACTCCCATCCTGTATACATACATTTTCCCTTTTGTTGTTCATATAAATCTCCTAAATATTCTAAACTAACATCCCATTTCTTATTTTTTGCATCTGCTTGACTTTTAAACATTCTAATTAACCAACGTGGAATATCTTTATATTGTTTTATACCTAACTTTGTACAACCACAAGTTTTCATTACTCCTGTTGTAAGTTGTGTCTTAGGTAAGAATCTAACATTACCACACTCACACATAACTTCATAATGAAATACAGTTGTATAAATTGGTTCTTTTGTAATTTTATGATATCCCCATCTTTTTTTAATACTTTGGGATTCACTAATTGTTGTTAGTTTTCCAAATTTTGTTCCTAATGGAATTAGATTACGTTCTCCAGATTTTTTGTTTTCTCCCTTTTTCATAGTGTATGTTGATTATACATATTGGAAAATTGAAAAAAGCATAACATTTTATCAATATTATTTGAATAATTTTCTTAAACCTCTTTTTTCTACAATACTTTTTAATGTTTTTGAATACTGAGATGCTTCGGCATATGAGGCATCTAATGCAGCATAATATTCATCTTCTGTTTGTGCATTATGTAAATAACGACAACTATAAAAAGCATAGTCATAAACACTTTCCTTCCACGAATCATAATAAGCGTGATTTAAACTTGTACCTTTAGCTGTATTTACACGAACTTGGGCTTGTTTCATACCGAAACAATTATTATTCTGTAAAAATACTTTTGATTTAAAATTACCTGTTTCTAATAATGCTTGAGCCATTACAATATGAGGAAAACGTACATTAAGTTCTTTAAGTAGATATACTAATTTTTCTTCAGTAAATTTATTTTTTTCTTGTTCTAAATTTAAAACTATTAGTTCCTTTTCATACTTAGTTAGATTATATAAACTTGTTTGTCTTCCTACTATAAAAGTAAGTAATGAAATACCAATCCCTAATAACACATATTTGTATAGGGTTTTGTTGTTTTTTTCGTAATTTAGAGTGTTTGGATTAAATTTATATGTCATAACTTTTATTTGGGGGAATATAATAAAATATTTTCACTCCCCCAAATTTACTTAGTAGATTTTTTCTTTAAGTTATTTATTGCCTCTACTATTTTTTGGCACTCTTCATATCGTTCTTGTTCAATAAAGTATTTTAAGTTTTCCTCTAGTGTATCTGTAAAGAATTTTCTATCTAATGTCAAATCATATACTGCTTGATCTTCAACACAATTGACTGATAGAATATGAACGTTTTTCTTCTTAGTGGTAAGGTTAGATAGTATAGATGTTACAATAGCATTAGCTATTCTGAAGTCTTTATTATCAACCATTTCCTGGAATTCTTCACTGTTGTTTACTACTATTTCTTCTGCCATAATTAAAATAATTTTAAAAAATCCCCATCCACATATTTTGTTTTTAAATTGTCTATTTTATCTTTACTTTTAAGCTGTTTTGTTGCTAATTTTTCTAGGTGATTTTGTTTCTGTTTTTCATAGCTACTAACTAGCTTATCATGTTTTTTATTTTTCACCATCATAAATATTTAAACTTAAAGTCGACTTATAAATTCGCTTCCATCCTCTAAAGGTTTTGGATCATATAATCCTAATTCTTTAAAACGTTCTAAAGTATAACTATCAACCTCCCAATCTACTTGAGCATTATATATTGGTTTATGGTCCTCAATTCCCTCAATTTGTTTACCTGTATATAAGTCACCCACAGAAATATAATAACAATTATAACATAGCATTTCAACATTTTCAAAGGTATAATTCATCTTATTACCATTTTTAAAATGCATTAGTAATGGTATTTTATAATCTAATACTCTACGCTCATGAAAACCACATTTATAGCATTCCTCTTTTAAATAACCTCCCTCAATCATTCTATATTTAATTTTTTGAGGACTAAAATTGGAAGGATCAATAACACCATTCATAATGTCTAGAATAGCTGGTTCTTTTCTACCAAAAGGGGCATGACTTAAAAATTTAGGAATACCTTTACCTGATGGATTTTTATGTGATTCAAATAGTGTTTTACCTGTGGCCTCATCTTTATAAAGTTTCATCCACTTTTTAAGATGTTGATATGAACAGTTTAAGTAACGAGCAGCTCCTCTTACGGACTTTGTTTTGTCCATTGCACTAAGGACCTGTTCTTTTGTAAAAGGTTTGGGGGAAGGCATTTATTGTTCCTCCTCTTGGGGTGGTGGGTTTTGTTTTTTTTCTTGTGCTAAGTAACGATCATAGTCATCAGCATCCAAATGAATAGTTTCTATCCAAGTATGATCTCCTTCACCTTTCATTAATGTTACAACACCTTTCATTCTAGCACCTGAACAGCTGGTGCATGTTTTTGTTTCTGGTATTGCTTTTAACCTCCCCTCAGGGATTATTTCTCTACATTTGATACATTTCATAATTTTAAATATATAACTTTTATTTTTTTGTTGTTTTTTCTATTTGTTTGATGAAATCATATAGTTGTTCAGGAGTTTCAATGAATACCTCTTCCCCATCTTCCTCATCCTCATCATCCTCCTCCTCACCCTCTTCAATATCACTGACAAGTAATGGAAGTAAATTACCTTCTTCATCCATACGTTCGTAAACATACCACATTACTAATTGAGTTTTCCATTCACCATATATTTCAAATATCAGACTTTCAATTAATGAAAAATGAGCATCCTCATAATCTGATAACTCGATCCCAAATGCTTCAACTTCCATAGAACGTTTATCTAAAGAATCAAAGGTTGAAACAATTGTTACAAATTTTGATTTAGCATTTTGTTTAGGAGATTTAATTTCTCGTTTTTTTATGTTTAAGTTTTTTCCAAAGTTTCCCATTTTCATCTTAATATTGTTTTTACACCAAATACCTTTAAAAATTCTCTTAATGGTAAATTTTTCATTCCCGCAAAATACATTGCCGCACTTAATCTAGATAAATCTTCGGTTTTACCTATTATTTCTTGTTTTTTGCTATTTTTAAAATAAAATCCGTACTTCATAATTTGATATATTTATGTTGTTGTTCATCTAATTTATTTACTGTTACTTTAATATTCCCCAACTCAAAAGTACCTATATCATTGTTTTCTTTTATTATATCATTAAGCTGCTGGATATAGGTATAATCTTGTTGAGTAAAAGTATTACCGTCAATTTCAACAATAATATCTTCTCCTCCATTAAACCACCAATTTATAGATTCATTTAATCCATCATTACTATTATTTATAATACATTTTTTATTATAAACTACATTATAGATGGAATTTCTAAACCCCCATTTTTTAATAAAATTTATATTAGATTGTTGTTCAATTTCTTGATAATTTCCAACTCGAGAAGTTTTACTTACAAAGTGATAAACATGAGCAGAACTCACTTTATGTTCAAATCCTGCCAATTTATATCTTAAATGAAGATCATCATCAGAACACCACATTTGTGGTGGACAAAAAGTTTTATTATCTAATCCAATATAATCTTCTTTCATACATCCAAAAAATAATTGTGATCCACCATCACTTAAACTTTCATCTACATTAAAGTCTAAAAATTTATTTTTATCAAATGTTTCTAAGTCTCGTCCGCAATCTAATAGCTCTTTACCTGGGTATATATCGGGGTATATTGGTGGTTCTATTCTTGTGTATGTGGTTATTCTGCCTTTGGTGATATGTTTATTCATTGTTTCAATGAAACCGGGTTTAATAATCATATCATTATGTAATAAAATTATTTTATCTCCACTAGCCTTAGATACCGCATTATTATAATTATCCGCTAAAGATAAATGATCATTTACTTCAATAATAACTTCAACATTAGGATAAATTTCATTAATATTTTTTAAAATATTATCTGTGTATTTTTTATTACCACTAGTAGCAGGAATTATTAAAGATATCATTTCTTAAAACCATGAAAAAAAAGGTCACAGTGATTAGTTTCTACTTCAAATTCATACTCACTAAATGAATTATCTATATCTATACATTCTCTAATATCTTCTTCGGTTAAATTCTTATAATAATCATTATCCCAGTTTTCTTTTACAACATTAGGCATTGTTTTCCATTTTGGAAACTTTTTCTTGCTTTCTTCCTCTAAAGAAGCGGTACCATGGATAGGTCTTCCTATGGTAGCACAAGTGAATAAAAACATCCCCCCAGGTTTAAGTATTCTATAAGCATTTTGGATAGTTTCCTTATAAAAGGGGTTATGCTCAAAACATTCACATGAAATAATAACATCGTATGAGTTATCAGGAGCATCGTAATCCTGAGCAGGGCAAACAATATCTACTCCGGGGCCAGGTCCTAGGTCTAACCCTTGGTAATTACAATCATTAAAAAATTGATCCTCTGTCCCACAGACATTAAATGTTCCAATTCCCAAAACTTTTTGTTTTTGAAAAAATGTAGGGAATTTATCTTTAACCCTATTTACATAATCTATTTGTTCTTTATGTGCCATGTTTATTATATTTAATAATTATAATTTTCGTTAAAGTACGACCAAAACTCATTTACTAGATTCATATACGCTAATGTACTAGATCCTAGGTGGAATATATAACCCTCATTTAACCATTTAAAGCTAGAGTAATTATTTCTAAAATCTTCATCTCCATTAAACAGATAGGGTACTTGACAATTAAAATCTTTTTGAATGAATGTAATGTTATATGGAAATAATTCTTGTAAAATTATATTAACCGCTGTTTGATCCATAGCATCAATCCTTACTCCTCCTTTTTTACCAATACCTTTTACATGACCTTCAATATCTTTATGAGTATAATAATAATCTTTATATAAAACTATTTGTTCTTGAAGTTTATGGAAGTGGTGTGTTTTCATAGAAACAAACCCAGCATTAAAATAATTCTTTATAAAAGAAAAAACATTAGGTTTAAAACCTAACCATTGATTAATATGGTATTGTGCGGTTTGAGGTCCACCTTGGTCAGGAACAACTACTATATCTAGGTTATTTTCTTCAAAAATCTTATTCATATCAGGTGAATCCCATCTTATAAAAGTATCAGCATCGACAAAGGTTATTCTATCATATTCTGAAATAAGAAAATTGATGTCTATCCATCTATCATAACACATAGCAGCATAGTCAGGAAAATCTGTATAATATTTTTCTCCTTCTATTATATGAAAATCTATATTATGTTTTTTACAATAAAATTCCCATGTTGAAATACACTTTTTATATTGTTCATGTGTTTGTAAATTATTATAAGCTGGTATAACTATAGCATTCTTTTTAGGAAAAGATTTTAATGTTGATGGGTTAAAAAAAATATAAGGTTCTAAACGTTCAAGTTCCCATGGGGAATTAGGTTGGGTTTCAAGTATATCTACTATTTTTTTATAAAATTCTTTTGGAAAAATATGGGCATGTTCTTTCGAAATAGCAAAATGACCGGCTGATGGGAATACGATATTTGAGGGACAAGGAATTTGAAATATGTCATTCCATAATTTTTCTAAATCAAGTATATCTAATCCTACCCCAGGATGGTGAGGGGCTCCTGTTTTGTTACATAATACAAAATCATAGTGTGAAAAAAACCAACATCCATCTATATTTTGTCTTGCTTGTTGATTCCATAGGGTTTTATCCCCATTTATAATATCAACATAATTGTGTACATGATCAAAAGGATAATCTTGGCTAAAAAAAGTAACATCAGATAGTGTTTCGTATTTATTATACAAATGATAAAAAAAAGTATGAACATCTCTTCCAACATTTGGATTAATCAATATTTCATCTTTAAGTAAAGGATTATCACCTTTTCTATATACTGTAACTAGAACATCCTCATTAAGATTATTAATCCAACTATAATCTCTATCGTAGGCTGCTATAACTAATTCTTTTTTCATTAAATGATATTTTTATTTTTTAGGTCTATAAGGGTTTTATTAACATATTCTTCAATCTTAGATTCAAATTCTTCTCTTTGATTAGGTACAATGTTTGTTTTTAATCTATCTCTGTAATACTGAGTAAAACCATTAGCCCCATTTTCCAATAATGGTCCTGATGGGTACATCCATATTGTTTCTCCTCTTAAAACATATTGTTGAACATCTACTCCTTTAGATTTACAATAATCAGTTATTACCATAGAGTAATAATCCCAAGGGCCATATCCATTCCATTCTTTTTGAACAGGACATAATTCTTCATAAAAAGATTTACTATATAAATCAAACCAACCAGCGAATTTACTTTTATGTAATGGTTCTAAATATCTTTCTTGATTATCTATTTTATTATTATATCTTATATCAAAGATATCTACTTTTAAATAATCCGAATAAGGAACATCTAAATATTTTGGATCTACAATTCTATCCCAATCATCATCACCTACCTTATGTACTTGAGGAGTAATAACAAAATATTTATTAGTTATTTGTTTTGCTGATTCTATTAAATATGTTAAGGCATATTCACTAAAATAAATATCAGGGCATATACCCATATAGTAATCAGTGTCGGGTGATATAAATTTTTTCTGGTGGTCAAAATGGCCATATAATTCATTTCCCTCATATATAAAAGTATTTACTTTATAGTCACCTAGTAATAAAAGTAAAGTATTAAACTTATCAATAAAATAATCTTTAGATAATTTACTTTCTTCCCAATTGTATAAATAACTTGTTAAATTTAATTCAATATCTAAAATAATATTAACATCTTTTGGAAGATAATATTTGGATTTTTTTAATTGAGTAAACATTAATAAGGCATAATCGATATCCCATGGCATTACATGGATTAATATTTTAATATTCATATTTTAATTTATTATAAACATTCTTTATACCTTGTTCTAATCCAATATAAGTTAATCCTAAATCAGTAAAACTACCATTAAATATTGGAGCCATACCCCATTCTTCTATATTAATATTTACTTTATAATCACTTAAATTGTTAATAATTTGAGCAACATCATATAACGTAGGAGAATAATTATAACTACAATTTATTTCTTTTGGCAAATTATTAGTTGTAATACAATAATTCATTAGTGTAATTAAATCATCCATATAGAAAAAATCCATGTATTTATTTTGAAATATTTGTACATCTTTTCGGGTAATATAATTATAAATGTTTGTTTTAACAAATTTAGATTCTAATTCGTTTTCATCAAATACAGCAAATATTCTTACGTTATGAAAATTATCTTTATCCTGGATAGATTGGTTTAGTACTTTTTTACTTAACCCATAAAATGTATCCTGCTCTTCAGCCCCAGAGCCAAAATAGAAAAATTTATTAAAATGATCTTTACATTCCAATAAATTATAATACATTTTCAAATTACTATCCAGGATATAAGAATGTTCTGGTTCTAATCTAAGACCGCCTTCAACAGCACAATGTATAACAACATCAAAATATTTATGTTTTAAATAATCTTTAACTTGTTTTAAATTGGTTACGTCTAATTCTTTTCTAGACAAAGGTATTACATCGTACTTTGTATTTAAAGAGTTATATAAAGTTTTACCTATATAACCATTAGCCCCAGTTATTAAAATTTTCATTTCTTTTTAAACACTGCTAAATAATTAACTTTATTAGGGTCTAATACTAATTCAACTAAATCATAATTATTTTGTATGTCTTGATTTTGTTGAGTATTTAAAAAACTAGACTCTAATTTATTTGTAGCTAAAGTTTCTAATAGTTCTTGAGCTAGTAAAGAATTATCATATTTAAACCAACCTCTAGACTTTAATGGATTTTGTATATCTTCCATAAAAAAATAACCATCTTTTTTAATTATATTAATAGATTTCCATAAACTAATCATCATATGATTAGGCCAATGACTTCCATCTTCAACAATAAAATCAAATTTATTTGGATAGCAATGATTAATTTCATCCCAATCATTAAAACTACCTTGATCAGCATAGATAAAATTTACTCCATTATTATTAATGTCCTTTATATCTGTTAATTTATCTTCAACTGTGTGTCCCCAAAAATTATCAACAGCATATAAATCAATATTTTTAAAATAACTCATCCACATTTTAATCGAAGCATAAGGAAATCTTTTATCACACACACCTATTTCTAACATAGAAATTTCATCATTTCTTTTTATTTCCATATATTTTTCATACGTTTTTGTGTAATGCATACATGAATGATGAGGATAATCCTTCCCCCAGGATAAATTTAAAGAGTTTTCTGTACCTTTATCAGTTTCAAATTTATTAGCTAAGTCTGATAATGTGGGGGTTGATTTTTGAAAAAATGAATTTAAATTAGTTTGCTTTTTATATAGTATCATATTTTTTTATTAAAATTCTTCAGATATAAACATATCAGTTAATTGTCCAGGAATAATTTTTCCATTAGCATCCATTCCTTTATGAACTACTTTTGGTTCATGTTTTTCATAAGGATATGTAAACAATTCACATACAATAGGGCCAGAAGTGTTAAGTGTTTGTTGGATTTTTTCATCCATTTGATCATTATGAGTTATACTAACATACGGTAAACCATAAGCTGTACATAATTTTTCTAAATTAGGGAAACTAATTCCACTATTTTTTCCAGAAGCTACTTCTCTACCGTTAAAAAAGTTTTCTTGAGTAATTTTAATAGATAAATAACCATCATTATTAATAACAAACAATTTAACAGGTAGATTATAATGAAATAAAGTTTGTAATTCTTGAATATTCATTTGTAAACTACCATCTCCTTCAATACAAATTACATCTTCTTTATTATTAGAAAAAGCCGCCCCAATAGCTGCGGGTAAACCATATCCCATACTAGCACAACCTACATTTGTAAATAAACGTTGGTCTTTTTTTAAGGTAAATGTTTGTAATATTACTACGTGGGCAGAACCATCACTAGTAATAATGGGTTTATTACCGGTATATTGATTTAATTTATGAGAAAAATAATAAGCACTAGCGTATTTTTCCATATTCTTATGTTTAGGATAAAAATAAACCTGTTTAGTTCTTTCTTGTTTAACAAAATTTCGCCATTCATTAATATTTAGGTTTTCTATTTGTAAATTTTTTAAAAATTCATTCAAATCAGAAACTATACCTAAATCTATTTTAAATTTATGCTTGTCTATTTCATTGATATCAATATCAACAAATATTTTTTTAGCATTTGGAGCAAATCCTGGGATGTTATATCCAGTTGTTTTTATATTAAGTCTACTACCTAATATAATTAATAGATCTGCTTCTTGAACTATAGTATTTGAAGTAATTTGACCTAAAACCCCAATTCTTCCAGCGTAATATTCATAAGTATTATCAATACAATCTACTCCAGAATGTACTCCTGTTAATGCGGGAATATTTGATTGTTTAAGTAAGTTATTAAATAATTCATAACTTTTAGATAAACGAATACCATTTCCAACAACAAATAAAGGTTTTTTAGATAAATTTAATAATTCATAGAATTTATTAAGTTCTTTTTTAGTAGGAGATAATTTTTCATTAAAAGACCAATGTTTTTTCAATAATTCTAATTCAACATTTTCCCCTTGAATATCTAAAGGAATATCTATCCAAACTGGTCCAGGTCTTCCGGTAGTAGCTAATTCATATGCTTTTTCTAATTCATATAAAATATCATTTTTATTTTTAATCATTACAGCATATTTAGTCATACTTTTTACTGTAGACACAATATCAAATTCTTGATCACCTATTTGTCTACAACCTGTATCTTTTGAAGTTTGGGATAAATTTACTTGGCCTGAGATAAAAATTGAGGGTATACTATCTAACCAACATCCTAATACACCAGTTAATGTATTAGTACCTCCAGGCCCTGTTGTTACAATAGCTGCACTAACCTCTTCTTTTAATCTATAAAAACCCTCTACAGCCATAGCAGCTACTTGTTCATGATGAACACAAACATATTTTAGTTTTTCAGCTTTACCTAATGAATCGACCAAATGCATAGAACCGCCTCCGGATACTGTAAAAACATGAGATACGTTTTTATCTTCTAAAAATTTTATAACTAAATCAGAAACTTTCATCGGTAAAATCTAATAATTCATTTAATGTTTGATCCCAGTTAACAAACCTAATGGCTTTATCATCAATATAACAAATTGCTCTAGGTTTTTCTGCTGTTACTTCAGAAATATACGAATCAATATTGTATTTTCCTAGCCATTCCCAAACTAATTCTATTCCTGTTTTTCCATTAATTAATGGTCTATCGGATTTAGCTTTAGCAGTATATATAACTAATTTGAATTTTTTATATAAACGTTTTATACTGTCTATAGAACCGGGTAATGGTGTACCATATATAGTTCCATCATGATAACCTAATTCAAAACTATGAATAACACCATCAAAATCGATAGCTATAGTATTTGATTCATCTTTTAAAACCAATTCTTTATATTCCATTTTAAATATTGGTTGATTGATTTATTCGATCTTGAATCATTTGAATGCGTTTAATTTCTTTATCTGATTGTTTTTGATATGATTCTCTTTTATTCATTAACCACTCATACTCAAATAACTGTCCTTTAGCTAAAGCTTTACCTAAATTTTTTAATGCTTTAGAAGGATCATAAATAGCATATCTAGTTTCAAATTTATCTAAAAGACCTTCCTTATATAACTCATTTAAAAAATCATATGAATCCGTTGTTATTGCTCCCCCTAAATTAACTGTTAAACCAATATTTTTAGCTTTAGTAAAGATATCTTTAGTCATTTTTAACATCTCAGGAGAATTTACAAATGATCTATCTTTTCCCATAGATGAAACAAAATCAACCCTACCTACAGTAATAGCATATAATTCTTTGCTTTCTTTAACATTTAAAATTTCATCAATATTTTTATAAGCCTGAATAGTTTCAATATTAACAATTAATTCTAAAGAGTTAATAACATCTTTAGTTAAATTAGAATTAACGGATCCAATAAATTTACTTAATCCAAACCCTGATTCAACCATAGGTGCTACTAATCCTTTTACCCCAATTATAGAAGAATCCTGGATATCTCTTGATGCTTCTGGGCCTCCTATTTTTAGGGTTAATTTAGTTTTAGCTTGATTACATATTTCTTTTAATCTAAGAACTTCATTAAAAGTAGCTCCTTCATCCTCAAAACTAGTCTTAATACCAATTAGACCATGGTTCTCAACCATATCTGTTATAACTGAGGAACATTTAAATTCTCTTTTGTTCATATTTTATTTATTAAAAAATTCTTTAATTTTATCACAAACGTAATCTACATCATCAACTGTCATTCCATGATGTGCACCCAACAAGAAACCATTTTTCATAATAGTATCAGCGTTTTTAAAGTCCTGTAGAAATTCTCTATAAGCAGGATGACGAGTTACATTACCAGCAAATGTTACTCTAGTTTGAATATTATTATCTTCTAAGAAGTTAAGTAATTCAAAACGTTTTTCTGTTTGTAAAGGAATTGCTAACCAATTAGGTTGAATTGAATCATCGGGTAGAATTAAATCACCTACACCTTTAAGATTTTCAAGATAACGTTCAATATTTTCTCGTCTAATTTGTGAGAATTTTTCAAAGCGATGTAATTGAACCAATCCAAAAGCAGCATTCATTTCACAAGCTTTCATATGATAACCTAATACTGAGTATAGGAATTTATGATCATAAGGAATACCGTCTACTATGTGATTAAAACGATCATCCATAATTTCCGAATCATCCCCCAGACGACCCCAGTCTCTGTATTGTAATGCTAATGTAACGTGTTTTTTATTATTAAACATTACCATACCACCAACACCACCTGCTGTAATTACGTGTGAGGCATAAAAACTAGTTGTAGCAACATCTGATTCAGGGGTTTCAGTAATTGTATCAGCTGAATCTTCAATCAAAATAATGTCTGTTCTACCTAATAATTTAATTTCTTGACGTAAACGTTTCCAATCAGGTTTATTACCAATTAAGTTAGGTAACATAATTGCTTTTACATCAGGGGTAATAGCATCTAATATTTGGTCAATAACGGCTACATAATCATCTAATCCTACATCTACAAATACTGGTTTGTAACCAAGTTGTAAAATTGGAGCCAATGTGGTAGAAAAAGTACAAGCAGGAGTAATAATTCTACATCCTTTAGGTAAATTTAAAGCAGCAATAGCTAATAAACAGGCTGATGAGCCTGAATTAACAAATATACCATATTTTTTACCAAAACGTTTAGCAATTTTTTCTTCAAATTCCACTGATTTAGGGCCCTGTCCACCTAACCATCCAGAACGTAGAGCTTCTTCTACGGCTTTAATTTCTTCTTCCCCATAAGATTCAAACTTATAAGGAGCGTACCATATTTTTTTCATATTAAGTTGTTGTGTTTAAAAATGTTTGTAATTGTGTTAACTATATTTTGCTCGTAATTTACGTACTCTAAAGCCAATTTCCAATTTTTATTAATAATTTCTTTTCTTGAAGAGTAGTAGTCCTCATTTAAATTGTTTGACATATAAATTAAGTCATCTACGTTATTAAACGGTATAATACCGTCTATATCAAAATAATCACCTATATTCGAACAACCCCAATAAATGGGAATAGTCTTTAATAAAAAACAGTCTAATATTTTTTCGGTAAAATATCCCCTATGAGATGTATTTTCAATTACTACTCCAAATTGTGAATCCCCAAAAATAAATTCTTTACCTAAACGAGCATCCTCAATATTATTTCTATCTCCATACGTTTCATAAAATTTAGTAGGAATACTAAATTCATTTTGTCTGGTTGTTACTTCATGTCTTAAAGAATGACCATATGTTTTAAGTAATTTACCTTGTAAATGAGCTAACTTAAATTCCTTATTATGTTCTTTTTCATATTGGTCTGATTTTAACCAAGTATGTCCAAAAGGTTGATAAAAAGCGTTATCACAATTATTTAGTACTTTATCACTTTGTGTTAAAATAATATCGAATAATTCTTTATTTTGAATAGCCCAATCATGTAAACCAAAATATTCATTTGGTTCCTGGAATGAAATTATATTGATAGAGGATAAATCCTCTTGTGATTGAGGAGGAGTATCAATAAATAATGAAAAATCTAAATGGGATAAATGTTGAAGTTTATTTTCAAAAACTTTAGCATCAAAATGAGCTACTTTTATTTTCATAACGTTTCATAAAACTGGTTTTGTTTTCTTTGTTTTTCTATTGTTTTGTAATGTAAAAGTGATAATTCATCAGCCTCAGGTAATAATGTAAACTGTTTAAAACCTTGAATTTGTTCATGAACTTTCCCTACCCATTTAATATCAGATGAATTACGATATAAACGAGATTGATAATCAGGATAATTTATTCTATCACCCTTAACATTCCATCTCCATGTTTGAATATCTTCCTCGGTTAATCCCTCTACAGTGTTTATACGTGGAATATAATATAAATCTACTTCTGGATTTGCTAATACTATTTGAGGGATTAGTCTAAGGAAATCTATACTAACTAACTCATCTGCATCTAGTTGTAGAATAAAGTCTCCACTACAATGTTTAAATAACTCGTTTTTATACGATGCAAAATCCTTGTTTAAGGGGTAAAAATAATGTTTAATACCCCTATTAACAATGACTTCGATAACTTCATTAGTGTAGTTATCTTTATCGATTTGAATTACTAACTCATATTGGTCAGGAAGAGCATTTTCTTGAAGAAAATCAAGTAAATTTTTTAGCTCTTGAGCCTCATTACATACAGTTATAGCTATGCTTATCATTATGGTATGACTTGAATGTACGAAAGACCATCCATAAAGTCACGTTCAGCAAAATGTTTTATTGTAGACATATCCATTTTGAACTTAGATTTATTTTTAGACAAAATAGGATCTTTAGATGCCTCTTCTTCAGTTACTGGAACTGATTTTACGGCAGACCACATCCATTGTCCTGCATTAGTACCATAAGCAAATATCATTCCCTTATCAGGAACATTTACTGATGATGGCATCCACATATATCCCTTATCATCTTTATAAAGTAAATCTTTATATAACTCCGGAAGAGTAAGGAGTTGTTGTTCATAAAACTCCTCACCTTCCTTCATTAATGAATTAGATTGAAATCCACATCCAAAACAGAAGTATGTTTTTAAATCTTTATTTACCTCGTCTACAGCACATGCGTCTGATCCACATTTATTACAAATTACTAGATTATTCATTGATTTTCTTTAATTTTGGTAACTCTATTTTCTTTAATTGAGGTAACTTGATTTGAACCTGTTTAGGAAATTCAGGTATGTTTTTATCTAGAATAGTACCTATTAATTCTTTCATAGCATCAAAACTGAATTTAGTTTTACTTTTATGTGTTTGACGTTTAGCATTAACGGTATATTTTTTATAATTTTCAAATACATCCTTTAAATAAAAACCTACTTGACCGTGGTCTGGAGAAAACCATTGACTTTCTTGGAGTAAGAATTGATTAGCGGCACTTGGATGAACATTAGTTAAATTCCCTCCTACACCACATACTAACTCATTGTCTAAGAAATCTGTCTGACCTGACCAATAAGAAATAATAAGTGGTTTTTTAACTAAACTAAATTCAAGTAATGGTCTACCAAATCCCTCACCCTTAGTTAAATTAACCATTGCTTTTACTTTAGGATGATTATATAAATAATTCATTTCCTCATCTGTAAATTCACCATGAAGTAGATAAATATTAGGTAAATTATTTGATGAAACGGTTTCTTTGATTTGTTGAATTTTCTTTAAAATGTTTTCTCTATCAACATAAGATGATGGTCCCGAAGATGTTTTAAGGATTAAACACGGTTTTTTAGATTTATTTTTAAATGTTTCATAAAAAGCTTTAATAAGCAATCCCACATTTTTTCTATCTTCTCCTAGATCTCCGGGTAACCAATGCCCTACAAATAAATAAGCAAATGATTCCTGTATTTCATCCAATGTTACTACTAAATCATTATCAGGAAGATCTTTATCCTCTATAATAAAATATTTAGTCAAATCAGCACCCTCAAACAATACTTCAACCGGTTTTTCTAACTTAATAGTTCTTACTACTTGATTAGTGTTTTGGTCTTTTTGCTCAAATGAACTGCTTTTTAGAACCTCGGCCGAATGTTTAGATGAAACAATATTTAGGTTCATTCTATTACACCCCTCAATAAAATCAGGGCTAGCTATTGTGGTTTCAATACCTGCTGTAAACCCAATATTATATTTTCCTATTGGTTGGAATTCATTAGGTACTGTTACTTGGGCCCAAATATCTGGTTGTTGATTCATTTGGGGATTAGTTAAAACATATTTATTTAGAAATTCCCATTCAGGATTATCATTAATAAATCCCCAGCTAGTATCTCCCCAACGTTGGGGGAGAATTTTAACATCATATTTATCTAATTCGATAATTGATTTAACTAGATCACGAGATCTACTTCCATACCCGGAGTATGTGTCTATTGGACAACTTATTACAAATAACGGTTTCATTAATATATTAATTTATGTTTTAAGGTACGTTTTGGGGAATTATTAGCATCGATGAACTCAAACTTAGTTCTTGGGGTCCATGTAGAAAATAATTCACTAAATGCTTCAATAACTCTATTTGCCTGATGTTTAGAAGTAAATCCTGCCTCATCACTTATGGCCCATTCTCTACCTTCTAAACCTCTTTCGATACGTTCTTCTTTACTCATATTATATATTTCAAATATACGATCGGCAGCATCTTCTGCCTCACATCTATCATCAAAAATATATGGTGTTGGAGGAGAACCTACGATTGAGCGAGAGGTTGGATAAACGGGGAATGCCCATCGACCATGCTTTTTATAAGTACCTCTGTGGTTTGATGGGAAATTTTCATCAAAATCAATCCAAGAACCATCTTCAAATTCAAAACGCATCTGATCTTGCATACCACCAGTAGTATTAGCAATAATTGGTTTCCCACATAGAATAGCTTCTGTCAATGCTAATCCCCATCCTTCGTTTGATGTTAATAAAATTTGAGCATCAGACATATTATAAAGAGATGCCATATCTAAAGGATTTCCTCTAAAATTAGTGAAGAATATATTGTTTGGATAATCTTCTCCAAATAACAATTCTATAACAGCTGGTAAATCAGTACCATGTTCACTAATATGTTCCGTGTGGAGCATTAAAACACAATCTTTTGCCTGTTCTTTAGGTAATTTATCTAAAAAGTGTCTAAAAGCAAGTAATGTGTCTGGAATTTGTTTACGACGGATGTTTCTTGAGTTGAAAAAGAGAATAAACTTAGGATCGTGTTTACCAAAAATATGCTTCTTAAGCCCTAGCATATGTTTTTCCTCATCGCTTCCTGTTTCAAACGGTTTAAATATTTCATCATTTAATCCATGAGGAACATATTTGAGGATTCTACTATTGGCTTTCTCTCCTAAAACAATCTTATTAATGTTTACAGTTTGTTTAGAAATACCCATTAACAAATCACATGCCTCATAATAAGGTTGGTTGTAAAGGGGTGCTGGATAATCGTCCCAAATGTTTAAATAAGTAATAGGAATTTGTTTTCTTATTTCATTTTCAATAGAAAATAACCAAACAAAGTAACGTGGATCGGTAATCAACATTATAGCATCTGGTTTTTCTAATTGAATTAACTGGCGGATCAATGTTGTATCTCCGTAACCATCAACAGGATATAATACTACAGATGAATCTGTAATACCTGAGTTTTTATTAGTATCTTCTGATAGATCTAATTTTTTACCCTTTTCAGGGTGTTGAACGGCTCCAGCAAGGTTAACCCAATTAAAATGGTGGGATGTTTGGACTACAATCTCTCTAGCAACAGTTGCTATGCCGGAATGTACTCTAATGTCATCGCAAATGAGAAGTATTTTCTTTCTCTGTTCAGGAAGTAAATAACCAAATTTTTCTTTCATGTAATGTAAATATAACTTAATTTTTTTAAATAACCAACTTTTAGATTAAGCTTCTTTAAATTCTAGATTAGTATGACTGTGAATCATTTTTCTAAAATTTTCATCTGTTAGATACAAATGAATTGCTCTGTCTGTAAGTTTTTGTAATGAAAATTTGTAGCGAACTGTTGCTACTTTGAATTCCTCAAATAACTCGCTCTGTACCTTTACAGAAGTTAGAGTCATGTCTTTTTTGTTTGTCATAGATGTTAACATTATATTTTGTATATAAATATATTTAAGTCTATGAAGATACACCTACTGGGCAAAGGTCTTTTTTATTTTTAAAAGGACAAAAACGACAATTCCACTCATTAGAGTTTGTTTCAAATTGTTTAGTATTATATGAATTATCTTCATTAAACACTTCTTCAATAAATAAATTTATAGCATTTGTTGCTTTATTCATTTTTACTTTACCACTAGTGGGAACAAATGTTTGGATTCTGGAGATAGGATATGGAGATTTATCCCATACCTTTCGCTTAACAATAAAAAATTCAATATCAATATTATCTTCTGGGATATTGAATTGTTGGCTATAGAATTTCTTGTATAATATTAATTGAAGTTGCTTAGTTTCATCTTTTTTTGTTTTATCATCCCATCCTGATTTACTAGTTTTTATATCAATTATTTTAAATCGATTTAAGGTTTCATTATATAAAACAATATCTAAATAACCTTTATATAAAATATTTTTATACTTGGGGTGTGGAGTTAATAAAATAGGAACTTCACATCCAACTAAATACCAACCCCGTTTACCAAAATAACCACCTCGTTTTTTCTTAATAAAATTTAAAATTTCTAATCCATCGCTATAGAATTCTTTCATTTCAGCAGGATCAGAAAAATGTACTTTTTTATTTGACTTATAATCTTTTAAATATGTTTCTTTAAAACGTTCTTCAAAATATTCCTCTATATTAATTCGGTCAGCGGCCGCACCACTTTCATTGTATATAGTTGTTATATAGTGTTGTAATGCCTCGTGAAGTGCTGTTCCGAATGTCATATGGATAGAGGATTCGGATGTATAATAACCGTCTCTATATTGTAGTGCCCACTTACGTGGGCAACTCAAAAACATAGACATCTGGCTGTAAGAAATCGACTTTTCAAAAGCATAATTGATTTCTTTAAGTGGGTGTTTTTGTATTTGTTTTACAATGGCTGGAATTTTTTTCTTTTTAGCCACCTAGTGTTTTTTTTAATTTTTCAAGATAAAGAATAGCATCCATTAATTCTTCTTGAGAATTTACAATCCATTCTACTACTGTAAAATCATTACGATCTAAAGTATTATTATACTTTTGATAACCCATTTCAGCCCGTGAATTAAATTTATCTATAACTGATTGTACAATAGAATCAGGTATAAATGTTTTTTCTTTATATTGTAACGCTGATTTATTTAAAGCCTCATAAAAAGTATCAGTATAGATTGGTTCATCTGTAGTAGGGATACCAGTATGAGTAACGTTGTAAATATCTTTATTTTTTGTCATTTTATTTCCTTTAATAGTTTTTTCCTTTGTTTTTCATCTACACCTGATTTTTCTAAAATATCATCTACTCCTTCTTTTTTAAGAAGATAAATATATTCTTCGGCTTCCCTAAATGAAATAGAGTAAAAATCAGCAACATATTGTAGTAAGTCATCACTTATTTTATTACGTGATCCTTTAATGTATTTTAACCATACATTACTTTTAGGAATTATACTACAATAGAACTGATATATTTTTTCTTTATCATTTTGAGGAAGTAATTGAGCATGATTGGCTACCTCCACATATGGTTCGTACATACTAATGTACCTATGAATCATATATGGAGCAAATTGTTTATGATCCTCTTCGGTAAATGAGGACCATGGTTTTTTATCACCATTAATTTCTTTTAACCAATCAAATATTATCATCCGCCGTATTCTTCTCTTAATTCTTTAGGTAATGTTTCAAGTAAAATTTCACCTGATTCTACATCATAAAATACTGAAATTGGGATAAGAGCATCCTCATCAGCACCTACTACAAATTTAGATACTTTACGAATAATAACTCCTTGGCTCCAAATTTTACCTCCATTTGGTGTTTCCACTGAGGTTGTTTTTGATAGGTCAAGATTTAATTGTGGTTGTTGGTTTTTCATAATATTTTATTTTGTTTAATTGTTTCTATAATTTTGGATGTAGAGGCCATAAAGTTTATTTCTAAATCTAGTTTAAAATTAGACTGATATAATCCTTCATTGATAATAATAGCTATTTGACCCTCACACCCAACAGCATATTGGTGTATAGTGTCATATAGGTGTTTATAAATGTCTTCAAATAAAGATACACCATTGTCCGCGATTATCTGTCTAATGTTGTTAAATGTTTTACTAGATGGCTTTTTTAATTCATCTACTATTTTACTATTAACATCCTCATTTTTAACTAATGTAGAAGGAATTACTAATTTATTATCTACAACATATTTTTGACAACTATTAATAATTTTTCTAAAATCAGGATAAGAACTGTTTACAACAGTAACTAAATCCTCAATATTAAATTCAATACCCTCTTGCTCTAAAATTTCATATACATTCTTTGCTACTATCTTTCTAGATGGAGGAATTAGTTTAAACTCTTGTAATCGACTTCTAAGAGGTGGAATTAATCGTTCAGGATAATTACCTGTTAAAATAAACCTGGTTGTTAGACTATATGTTTCAATCATATTTAATAGCAATACTTGAGATGCTTGTAGAATATGAGTTGATTCATCTAAAATAACAATCTTTAATGGTTTAAAACTACGGGTAGAGGCAAATGATCCTACTTTATCTTTAATATCATCCATACCCCTGTTCTCAGTGGCATTTAGATAAATAAAATCACAATCAATATTATTGACTAATATCTTTGCTAAAGTAGATTTACCAGAACCTTGTAGACCAAAAAAACCTAAGTGAGGAATATCTTGATTAGTTAGAAATTCTTGTACCTTTTCTCGAATAGATTCTTCACAAATATAAGTATCTAATGATGTTGGTCTAAATTTCTCAACCCAAATAGTATGTTTAGAATTCATATTCACCGTATATACTTAATTTCTTTGGTTGCGGTTCTTCAATTATATGTTCTTCAACCCCAATAGCATATAACTTACTATCTAAAGGAGCTAATCTAAATTCACAACGATTACCTGTTTCCTGAAAATATGCCTCTAAAGCATCGGTTAATGATTTATACACAGTATTAGGATCGGTAGTTAGTTTCCAAGAATCACCTGGGGCTACCCGGGTAGCAATTAGTACATTATTTTCTATAACTTCTTTTTTCATAACTTAATTTGTTCTTTAAAATAGGGCAATAAAGTCTTATAGGGATAATTTATTACTACATTATCTGCTTTCTGTAAACCAAAGTACAAATTATGGTACTCATGGACAGCATTAGGAATAAAAAACACTTCAACAATGGTATAATTCATTTCTCCCATAGAAATGGTTTTACCTATAAGACTTACTGCATCCTGCATAATCATCAATTTACATCATTCCCATCATATCTCCAAACCCACCCTCATCTTTTTTATCGTCTGGTTTGTCTACTATAATAGCTTCTGTTAGTAATACAGTTCCTGCTACTGAGGCCGCATTTTCAAGGGCGGTACGAGTTACTTTAGCTGGATCAATAATTCCTGCTTCTTTCATATTAACAAACTCATCTGTTTTTAGATTATAACCTGTCCAATGATCAGAATTTAACAAGGTATTACTAGCATGATAAATATATTCTTGATCAATACCCGCATTTGTTAAGATTTTCTTAAATGGAGAACCACATGCTTTATACACAATGTCTGATCCAATATTGGTTCGATCAATATATTCACGAGCATGTATTAAAGCAGCACCTCCACCTGGAACAATACCTTCTTCAAGAGCGGCTTTGGTAGCTTGGAGAGCATCATCAACACGGTCTTTCTTCTCTTTCATTTCGGTTTCAGTAAATCCACCAACATATATGATAGAAACACCTCCAATAAATTTAGCTAAGCGTTCTTGAAGTTTTTCTTTTTCATACGGTGATACTGATTTTTCAATTTGAGATTGAAGTTCTTCAATACGAGATTTAATTTTATCTTCATCTCCTTTACCATCAATAATAGTTGTTTCATCTTTATTAACAGTAACTACTCGAGCCTCACCAAACCATTCCCAACTAAATTTGTCTAGTTTCATACCTTTTTCTGTACTAAACACTTGACCACCTGTCATAATAGCAATATCCTCAAGAATTAGTTTACGACGATCTCCAAAATCAGGTGCTTTAATAGCTACGGTTTTCAAAGTACCACGTGCTTTATTTACTATCAAAGTAGCTAATGCTTCCCCATCAATATCTTCAGCAATGATAACTAATGGCTTATTTTGGTTAGATACTGCCTCTAAAATAGGTAATAATTCTTTTACAGTAGTAAACTTTTTATCAGCAATTAAAACTAGAGCATCGTTAATAGTAGTACTCATTGAATTGTTGTCGGTTACAAAATATGGAGACTTGTAACCGCGATCAAACTGCATACCCTCAACGTTTTCAAGATATGTTTCACCATTCTTAGATTCTTCAATGAATACTACACCCTCACGACCTACTTTCTGCATTGCTGTAGCAATCAATTCTCCAATCTCTGGATCATTATTGGCTGAGATAGTAGCAATTTGTTTAAGTTGTTCCTCAGATGAGATATCTTCTTTAATAATACCATGTAATGCTCCTATTACTTGTTTAACAGCAACATCCATTTCTCGTTTTAATTCAACAGCATTAATTTCATTATTTAATTCTTTTAATCCTGCTTTAATCATTTCAGCGGCCAATAAAGTAGATGTTGTAGTTCCATCACCCGCTACATCTGCGGTTTTAATAGCAGCTTGTTTAACCATTTGAACCCCTACCTCTTCAATAGGATCTTCTAATACAATAGATCTTGCTACAGATACTCCATCTTTTGTACTTTGAGGAATACCATTATTAGTTATAATAACATTTCGGCCATTAGGTCCTAATGTAGCTGTTACTGCGTTTGCTAACTTGTCAATACCGTTAGCTAATTTTCTACGTCCCTCAGGACCAAATTCTATAATTTTGCTCATAATTAGTCTTGATTTACTTTTGCCAATACTTGATTCTCAACCCCAATCCAGTATTCATCACCTTTGTATTCCATCTTAGAGAAACCCATAGTTGGTAATACTACTACATCTCCTACTGTTAAGCTAGTAGGTAAAAAAGTACCGGTAGCCGAATAATGACCCGGTCCAACAGATACTACTTCTGCTAATTTGTTTTTCTCAGTTCCTAAATCAGGAACAATAATACTACCATACGATGTTTCTTCTACATCCATTGGTTTTACGATAATTGCGTTATAAATTGCTTCTAATGACATATGTTATATATTAAATGTTTTACCAAAAATTTCGGTTAATGAATTATATTTATCCATGTATTCTTTAAGAGAATCATAGGAATAATTATTAGTTTTATTTCTAATTACTGTTCTTAAAGCACTTCCCATATTGGAATAATGACCTATAATTTTAGTGTATTCTTTAGTTGAATCTGAGTAACGTGCATCAGGAGTAATACTAATATTTACAGTAACACAATGATCATCTATAGAAATGAAATAAGGTTCCATAATAGGATCTTTTACAAAACGAGTGTATTCTTTTTCTTTTATCATAACGTCAATATACGAAATATCTATTGCTCCTCCAAATTTTCCTCAAGAAGTTTTTCTTCTTCTTCAATAAGTTGTGCCTCTTCTATTATTCTAACAAACCAAAATAATCCATCTTTTCTGAATACATGAGTAGAATTTGTTTTGTTTTTAAAATGTTCAGTATCTATTTGAACATGCTCAGGTATTTTTCTTACAATATGATACATAGTACCATCATTTGTATTAATTAAATCTAAAATCATAATTCTTTAGCAACAATAAAATATTCACTTTTTATACTTCCATTATCAAAAGAAAGTTTCATAATACCTTCTAAATTGATACCCATAACACAATTGGCTACATCTTTATTACAATACATGATCTCTCTGATTAAATTAGAATTGTAATGAACTTTAAAATCAGATGGTAAACTATGTGTAGTTATGTCTGGAAGGTAAAATGATACTTTATTCGAGTATTCAATATTACCTCCAAATAACATTTCTAATTGTAAATCACCATCATCGTTAGTAAATGGTTTAAATACAACTGTATCGGTGTCGGCCAAAGCTGATTTTGCTTTAACTATAGCGTTTATACTTTCGTTATCTAAATTAGCTTTTATGTTATATAGGTCATCACCAACATATTTACCTGCTTTAGGGATGATCATTGTATCAGCTAAAGCATAATTTAAAGTAAATTGGTTATCTGCTATAATTAGTTTGCTAATAAGTTTATGGTGTTTTTGATACTTTAAATCTAAATAACCATTTGTAATAGCTAATAATTTATTTAATTGGGTAGTATTACTGATACCAATAGATGAATCCTCTAATTCAAAATTATCACAAGTTACAACCCCAATCATTGTTTTATCGGGGGATGTAAACTTAATTGTTAACTTATTGTCTTGAATATCCCAACGAACTGCTTCATTCATGGCATTCAAGTAATACTTTGAAATAATACTTATTATATCTAATTTATTTATCATCTTTAAAATTTAAAAAATTTGTTTATGTTTTGGTTTAATACTACAGCACCCCAACCTAGATCGGAATATAATGATTCAAGTTTGTTTTTCAAAACTCCATCAAATAAACCGTCTCGGTCTATATATTTTTCAGCAAATTCTAATAATTCGGGAGCATCATTGTATCCGTTTAAGGCCATAACATCTATTCTGTATGGATTATTTTTTAGATAAACAATATATATTTTATCTCCTATTTGAAAAACGGGATAATTTTTATCTAAACCTTTAAAACGAAGTAAATCATTTGTAAAGATTGCTGATTTAGTATTAATAGGGCATTTATTACCTAATCTAGAAAATATTTCACCTGATCTAGGAGATGATGCAATGTATTCTCCCATTTTCTTTAGACCAGTTGGTTTTAGGATTTGTCTCCAATCAATTGTCCTTAATTCGGTTCTAAACTCTAGTATTTGTTTGTCAATATCATCTTTAGGTTTACCGAACATGATTTCATTAATTAAATGTTCTCCGAATTTTTTAAATAATGGTGGGAAATTTGATTTCATCAAATCTAATCCCTTAACATCCAATTCATCCACAGTTACACCCTCTTTATTAACAATATGTTGGGCATATCTACGTTTACCAGCAAAATAACCTCTATCAAGTACAACCTCTTGTTTTAATTCAAAATAATGTGGTTCATTTTCTCCTAAATTAAATGCTTCTTTTGAAAACTCACCAATAAATTTATTAGCCATTAGCTGTAACTCAGTAGCAATAATTAGAATCTTACTAATTACATCTTCTTTATCATTAAAATCAATATCTGGGTGCTTTGCTATTAGTAGGTCTTTACATTGGATGAAAAGAGAATCTGTATCACTAGTAACTATATAATCTACTGGTTTAGTATTACCTAATTGTTTGTTTATATAATCATTCATATTAATAATACTTTCCTGTAAAAGTCTTTGACCAGAAAGTGTTATCGCCTTACTAATAAATTTATTACCATCAGTGTATCTCCAACTATTAACAGCAAATACACCATAAACATCATTGAGTTTAATTTTATAAGCATGTTGACGTTTATTATAAAATTCTCCCATAACAGGATCATTATCAACTTTATATGCTTTTTTCATTAATGCCTTATACTCTTGACGTTTAGCAAACCAATCAGATAAAATCTCACATACAACACTTGATTTATCTTTACGAAACATTACACCAGGGGCAGAAATAATCAAATCATTTTTTTCAATTATTTCAATTAACTCTTTTATTTGAATTTTGGAAGTAGCAATTGTTCTATCTTTTTTAATCTTTTCAATACTAACTATTTTCTCAGGATTCATCTGTTTTAATTCCTTCAATGACCACTGATTGTCAAACTTGCCAGAATTTACAACCCTGCCAACTAATGTTTCAATTCCCATATTCATTGAACGAATAATAGAGGGATACAGTGAGGTGAAATCTAAATCAATAACCCACTCATATAATCCGGGTACAGGATCTTTTAAATAACCTCCAGCATATTCTGATAGGAAAATAATTTCATCGTATTCATCCTTAGATATATTGCCTTGCTCAAATTCCCATTTTGCTTTTTTAATACTAAGATCTTTTAAAACAGGATTATAGGTAGTTGGTTTATTAGGGGAAACAATATCTTTACGTTTTAAATAGGTTAAAATAGCGCCCTCATTTAAAATTGTTGAATAGTAAATAGAATCATAGGTTGTATGGCATAAATGACCTATTGTAATAGTTAATTCAATAAATTTCATTATTTGTTCTAACTCAACAATAATCTCAACATCTCGTACGTTATAATCAATAAATTTATTTATATCATCTTCAAATAATTTATCTAATGATCCCTGGTATTCAATTTTATCTAATTTAGCATATTTTCTACCGATATCTCCTAAACGATATGATGGTTCTTGTTTTACTATGTACTTTTTAAATAAAAGCATATAATCAAGATGATTAATACCACCAATAGTAATTGGATCATCTGTATTATAATCATTATATGTTACTTTACGAATAGGGGACATATAATTTGCTATTTCCTCACCACAAACTAATCTAATACGATTATATAAATAAGGCATATCAAAAAATGCACTATTCCATCCTGTGATAATAGTAGGATCTAATTTAATCCATAAATCAAGAAATCCATTCAATAATGATTTTTCGTTTTTATAGGGAATAATATGTTTCTCATTAGAAACAGTCTCATTCATCTTTCCCGCCTCATCTAAAATTAAACAATAATATGTTTTGCTATTATTATCATATAAAGCAATAGCTGTTATCTTACCTTGTGGATTCTTAATATTTGTAGGAGTTAAAGCACCTGCTATTTCACACTCGATATCTAAATAAACAGTATTATGGAACTTAGGTGTGTCATCTGATTCGTAATAATAGTCAACTAATAATCGAGTAACTTTGTCTACATCTTTCTCAAAATATTTAGTATCTTTCCAGTTATCCATTTTTTTAGTAGGAGATACTCTAGTACCCTCTAAAGTTTCTAATTCACCATCTGGATCTGGATAATAAACGGTAGGCCAATATTGAAATGTTTTAAAACCATCCCAACGATCATCCCTTAAATAATATTGTTTCTCTGATCTGTCGTAAAATACTGCTTGATACACGATGTGAATATAATAAAAAAAGCTTGGTTTCCCAAGCTCTCTTTATAAGAAAATAATAAATGTTTTACTCGTTTTCGTCCATTTCATCCATCATTTCTTGACGAACTTTAAGGCTATGTTTTTTCAAACGATAAAGTCCATAAATAATAGTAGATAAAATAAGTATTATAATTAGCTTGTCCATAGTATTAGGAAGGTTTATAAGCGGTATTTAATCCCTGAAATTGGCCTGAGTATTGCTCTCCTACCTCATCAACTCGCCAAAATGCAATTTGAGCAACTCTAGCATTTTTTTCAATAATAGCTAACCCATTTACAATCATTGTGCTATTCATTTGTTCACAATGAAAACCCGGATCCCACCAAGGTGATTCGATAATAGTTCCAGTACGATACAAAGATGAGCGATGAGTAATTTTAGCCGCACAATCAGCAGGCACGTGAATACCTTCATTAAATGTAACAGAATAAATACCTTTTTCAAGTCGCCAACATTCTTTCCCATCAATATTAATTGTAGGGATGTCAATGTATCCTTCAGGATCTATTTCTGTTTTATCTAACATAACCCATGAACCAACATCGATTCGTTCAATTTTACAAGCAGACAAGTCAATGCCTATTTGTGCTCTTTTTGAGTACTCTGATTCTTTAATGTACTCTGATATTTGATTTGAATTTAATAACATACTTTATTTATAAACTATTTTTGCTGTAATAACTTCTTTGCCTCTACTTTCAACAATACGTTTTGCCTCATCAGTAGTATTTGCTTTTACATCCATTGTTTGGGATTTGGATGAACCTTTATCCCTATAAGATACTTGATACGTTGTCATATTTGATGTCCTCCATTATTAATTTTTAAGCTATCAAAGAATTCTTTACGGGCTTGGTTTTCATTTTGAAGAAATACTCCAGATGCTTTAGTTGTTACCATAGATGCTCCTTGATGTTTTACACCCCTACATGATACACAATTGTGGGTTGCAACTATAGTTATAATTACACCCTTATTGTTTTCACAGATTTTATCTACTGCTTGGTGAATAGCTGATGTAAGTTGTTC